TAATCCGACCTGTTAAGGTTCAACTTGAACAATTTAAAAATCTTGAAGAAATTTTTGCAAAAATCATTAATGCTAAGTATAATATCTTGCAGGATGAAAAGGTTCTTGGGGATGTTTATTACGTAGATAATGTAATGGTCTCTTGGGAAAAAAGAGATTTGATGACTAACTCTAATCGGGTTTGGGATGGATTACCTGATATTTCAAAACTCAACCTCTCAAAAATTAAAGAGGAAGACCCGAAAATTTCCAGATTAGCTTTAAAGGAGCTGTTCAATGAATTCATTTAAAGAGTTGAATAAGGCCCTGCGTAATGGGGTTTACTTAGGAGTCCCAACAGAGACTTTTTTGTATGGCTCCCGTTCAAAACTGAGGTTCTTTTACGCAGCGGAAGAGCCTGATCTTAAAGATAGTGATTGGGATGTCGCAATTCCTGCAAACAGCTTTATCTCTGAGAGACTCTCCCTTCTAGGTTGGGAAGAGAAGAAAGACTTGGCTTACCAAGATGATTTTACCAAAGAAATTTGGGAAATGAGCTTTGGACCGGAGCTTAAAGTTCAAATTTCTATGAAAGACGAATTTGACAGATTTTGTCGTGTTTGGGACAATGTGTCGTCAGAATTTTATTGGGAGTTTTTAAACAAACGTTCCAAAACCTATATTGGACCTGAGGGTGTCGCTAAGTTGATCAACCATTTCAAATGGATGTCATATATTGGTAAAACACCTATTAAAAAGGCTTTAGTAGTTGATGGCCCCGGAGTAGCAATTGGCTTTGAACCAGCTTGGGATGTTAATATTCCGCCAGCACAACCTCGTGTTCATATAGATAGAGCAAATGTGGTTAGAAACAGATTTGATGATCTTTTCCCGATTGGGGATGTTGTTTTTGATGAAGTTGTGCCTGCCGAAGGAAATGGGGTTGCATTTTGAAGATTCTTGTGCTTGATATAGAAACGGCCCCAAAAATTGCCATGGTTTGGAGATTTTTCAAGGAAAACATCTCACCCAAACAGGTTAAAGATCATGGGCACATCATGTCCTTTGCAGCTAAGTGGTTAAACGAGCCGGAAATTTTCTACTATGAAAACCGTGAAGATGATGAAGTGGCCATTCTCAAAAACTTACTAACCCTACTTGATAAAGCTGACATGGTGATTGCTCACAACGGAGAGGAGTTTGATCTTAAACAAATCAGAGCTAGGGCAGTTGTTAATGGTCTTACTCCTCCGTCACCAGTTAAGATCATTGACACCCTCAAGATTGCTCGTAGAGAGTTTGGGTTCCCCTCAAATTCTTTAGAATACCTTACGATGATCTTTGATTGCCAACATCGTAAAAAGGATCACGCTAAATTCCCCGGATTTCTTCTTTGGTCAGAGTGCCTTAAAGGAAATAATGATGCTTGGCGAGAGATGAGGGACTATAACATTCAAGATATTTTAGGTCTTGAAGAGCTTTATTTGAAATTACGTCCTTGGGACACCAAACACCCTAATGTAACTATTGGGGAAGAGCTTGAAATTCCTATGTGCCCTAAATGTGGTGGTACAGATATTCATTGGCGTGGGTATGCTCACACTAACGTAGGTAAGTATAAACGTTTTCGTTGTAACGGCTGTGGGGGTTGGAGTCGTACTCGTTATTCCGTCCAAAAGAAGAATGAGAACAGACTCGTTCCACAGGTTAACTAATGAATACATTTGTAACGATTTTTGTAGTAGTGTTTATAGTGTGGGTATTGCTTAATTGAAAAAATATAAAAACCTGAATTCTGTCGTGATGATGTACAACGGTATCATAGCCCGATACAGAAAAAACCCAGAAGAAAATCAAGAACTTCTAGAAGAAGCTATCCAAAAACTCAAAGAGGAAATTAATAAGTGGTGACAATCAATGCTAAATTGATTGCTGTAACTCAACCTGTTATCGGTGTCCCGGCAGCTAATGCCGAGGCACTGGTAGCCTACTGTGCCAGAGTTAGCAATCCAAAAAATCAAGATAATCCAGACTATGGTAAACTTTTAAACTATTGTATGGAACACAAACATTGGTCCGTTTTTGAGATGGCTAATGCAGTTGTTGAGGTGGAAGCTCCAAGAGACATCACTCGACAGCTTCTAAGACACCGCAGTTTTTCTTTCCAAGAATTTAGTCAACGATATTCTGATGAAATTGAAATGACTAATAGGGAGTTCAGACGGCAAGATAGTAAAAATCGCCAAAACAGTATTGACGATTACCAAGAAGAGACTAAAAACACCCTTCAAGAAAAGCTTTGGTGGATTAAGGAACTCACCCAAGATGTGTATAGACAGTTTCGTAGTGCTGACGTAGCTAAAGAGTGTGCCCGCGTAGTCCTGCCAGAAGGACTTACAATGTCTCGTCTTTACGTAAATGGCACCCTTCGTAGTTGGCTACACTATTTAGATATTAGAGATGATCCGGGTGTCTCTCAACACGAACACGTGTTATTGGCCCGCGAAATCAGAAGCTGTCTTGAACCAGCTTTTCCTGCACTGATCAAGGTTAATAATGAGCAAGACAAGTAATTATGAAAAACGTCCTAGGGATTTTTACCCCACCCCTGAAAAAGCTGTCCTACCTCTTAAGGAACATTTACCTGACGGTTTTACCTTTTGTGAACCGTGTGCTGGCGATGGTGTTTTAGTAACTCATCTAGAGGAACTGTTTAGAGCGGCTTGCTTCGCACCTTTTGATCTTGAACCCCAACAAGATTGGATTACACAAGCAGATACTACAAACCTATCATACGACGCGGTTCAACATTGTGATTTTATTATTACAAATCCGCCATTCACTTGGTCTGTTTTAAAACCCATGCTTGATTCTTGGATTAAGCTTAAGCCTACAGTTTTGCTTTTGCCAGCCGATTTTATGCACAACCTTCGGTTCACCCCCTACTTAGCTTACTGTCATAAGATTGTTTCTATTGGACGGATTAAGTGGATTGAGGGAAGTAAAACTTCTGGTGTAGAGAATTACGCATGGTATTTTTTCTGGCCTGAAAAAGAGATGATTGAAAACACTAGATTTTACGGGAGAGTAAATGGCTGAAATTATTCAACTAGGTGGTATGGACGAGGAAGATGAAGCTTACAATCAATTCCTCGAAGACTTAAAAAATGATGTTGTGAGAGCTGTATTCATTGTCGAAAAGAAGGACGGAAGAGTGGCTTTTGGAACCAACTCTACGGATAAACGAGATGTAGTGTATGACTTCTTTGCACTACAAAATTTTTGTCAACAACTGATCCAAGAGGGATGAATTGAGAGAATTAACTAGAGAAGACAAAGTAGCCCAGTTTATGAGGGTTATGAAGCAACCTGTTGAGGTTCAACCTAACAACGCTCTTTTAGAGCTTCGTTACAAACTCATCAAAGAAGAGTTTACTGAACTTGGAGAGGAGATTGCTGCAGCAATGACTGACAATACGATGAGGGGTTCTATTAGCAACAGAGTTAAGCAAAGAATGCTTAAAGAAATGGCAGATTTACAATATGTTCTTTCTGGCTTGGCTGTCACTTTGGGTCTTGACCTCGGCATTGCTTTTAACAGGGTCCACAGCTCTAACATGAGCAAATTGGATGAGAATGGAAAACCCATTTTTAGAGAGGATGGAAAAGTCTTGAAGGGGCCTAATTATAAAGCTCCTGATTTAGAAGATTTAGTTTCCCCTAATGAAGTTCCCGGATATGAGTATTACAATGGATAAAGAATACGGCCCCACCCTTGAGGTGAGTAAAGACATCCACAAAATGAAATACCGAGGTAAGGGGGAGAGTTTCAGAGACGCTATGACAAGAGTAGCAGATGCTCTGAAAGATGATAAAACTCATTACGAAACTTTGAGAGAAGTTCTCTTAGATATGAGATTCCTTCCTGCGGGTCGTGTTCAATCTGCTATTGGTAGCCCACGTCAAGTCACAGCTTTTAACTGCTTTGTGTCTAAAGATTTTGAAGACACGATGCAAAGCATTATGGATGTTGCAGCAGAAGCTGCAGAGACTATGAGACTTGGTGGTGGTATTGGTTACGACTTCTCCACCCTTAGACCTCGGGGCGCTCTTATCAGGAGCCTTGATACACGCTCTAGTGGGCCTATTGCTTTCATGGACATCTTTGATGCTTTGTGTAAGTGTATTGCCTCTGCAGGCCATCGTAGAGGGGCGCAGATGGGTGTTCTGCGAGTTGACCACCCTGACATCGAAGAGTTTATTAGGGTCAAGGCGAACAAGGACAAACTCACTCAGTTCAACATTTCCGTTGGTATCACTGATGAGTTTATGAGGGCGGTTTTAGAAAACAAACCTTTTAACCTAGTCTTTAATGGAGAGGTTTATAAAACTATCAGTGCAAAAGCTTTGTGGAATGAAATTCTTCGTTACACATGGGATTGGGCAGAGCCGGGAGTCCTCTTCTTAGACACTATTAATAAGAAGAATAACCTTTGGTATTGCGAGGCCATCTCTGCGACTAACCCTTGCGGTGAACAACCTTTACCCCCGTATGGTGCATGTCTGTTAGGCTCTATGAACCTCACTAAGTATGTTAAACATGCTGAAGGTGATTATGGATTAACAGGTCGTTATTTCGACAACGAACAGTTTGTTAAGGACATTCCAACTATTGTAAGAGCTATGGATAATGTGGTTGATACCACAGTTTACCCGCTGCTTGAACAAGAGATGGAGGCTAAGAACAAGCGACGTATGGGTCTTGGCCTTACTGGTGTAGCAAATGCTGGCGAGGCTTTAGGTCTTCGTTATGGCTCCGAAGAGTTCCTTTCGTGGCTTGAAGTCTTAATGAGAACCTACAGAAACACTGTATATCAAGCCTCTATTGACCTCGCTAAAGAAAAAGGTCCATTCCCACTGTTTGATGCGGACTTGTACTTACAATCTGGTTTTGCTCAAACATTACCTAAATACATCCGAGACGGTATTAAAAAGTATGGCATTAGAAATAGTCACCTACTTTCTATTGCCCCCACTGGGACTATCTCTTTGTCGGCAGACAACATTAGTTCCGGTATTGAGCCTGTGTTTAGCCACTCCTACGACAGGACCATCCAGACCTTCGAGGGAGTTAAAACTGAAACTGTTACAGACTATGGTTGGAGAGTTTTCGGGGTTAAAGGGAAAACTGCAGATGAAACTCCTGTTAGTGAGCATGTCAAAGTTTTGAACCTCGCGTCTAAGTATGTAGACTCTGCTTGTTCTAAAACTTGTAACGTTGGTGACGATGTTACTTGGGAAGACTTCAAGCAGGTTTATATGGATGCTTGGCTCGGTGGAGCTTCTGGTTGCACTACTTTCAGACTTTCTGGAAAACGTTTTGGTATCTTGAACGCCTCTGCAGTGGAAGATGTCGCTGTAGAAGAGGTTGTTGAAGATGATTTTGTTAATGAAACTGAGGGTGGGGCTTGCTATTATGACCCTACCACAGGTATTCGCACTTGCGATAATTAAGGTTTAGTATGTTAGTAGATTTCATTCAAAACACACTTGAGTTTGCACAATTCAATTTAGCGGAGGTAATCCTCCTTGTTAACCTCTACACACTTTACCAAGTGTTTAAAATCAAGAAGCTAATTGCTTATTAAATACACATAAAGGTTATTAAATGGCCACTGAACGGAAGCGGGTTACCAAATACAAAGGGGCAGAAGAAGAAGCTCTGTCTCGTGTCTTTGCACTAACCCCTAGAAACGAAAATCAAGAACTCTATCTCAATGCCCTTAAAAAGTTTCCACAGACAGTTGTTTGTGGTTATAGTGGCACGGGGAAAACCTATATGGCCACTGTCCACGCAGCTAATATGTATCTAGCTAAACAAGTGGATAAAATCATTGTTACCAGACCTAACGTATCCGTTGGGAAAGACCTTGGGTATTTTCCGGGAGATTTAAACGAGAAATTTGCACCTTGGGCAGCACCAGTTCTTGATGTGTTGCAGGAGGTTCTCGGAAAAAACAAAGTGGATAATGACATTAAAAATGGGAACATTGAAATGGCTCCACTATCAACTATGCGTGGGAGATCGTTTAAAGACGCTTTCATCATTCTTGACGAAGCTCAGAACACTACCATCCCAGAGATTAAAATGTTCTTGACAAGAATTGGGGAAGGTTGTAAGGTTGTTATCAATGGTGACATTAAACAGTCTGACATTAAAGAATCTTCGGGGTTGTCCAAGATTATCCACATTGTTAAGAAACATCACATGGAAGTTCCGGTAATTGAGTTTGGTGTAGATGACATTGTTAGAAGTGACATTTGTAAACAATGGATCATCGGTTTTGAAAGTGAAGGTTTGTAATGGAGTTAATTTTTTACATGTTTTTAGCTGGAATTATGTTGTGGCTAGTCGTCTCCGATTTTGAGGAACCTTTATAAACAAAAAAAAGACAGAGAGCAAATCAATGCCCTCTGCCTATACTAGGGAGGGAGAAGCTAATGCTTCTCTCTCCTTTTTTTATTGTCTAAACTCTTCTTTAAAGATTGTCTTCTCAAGCTCGATAGCTTTACGAATCATCTCAATTTCTAAGAGGGTTAGTTTATGATCTGGCTTATTAATCCCCAAGGAGATTTTAGCTCTTTTACGAGAAGCACTGGGCATTGTTAAAAGCTTTCTTCTAGCATCTAGTATTGTGGGATTGCCACCAGAACCGTCTAATTTATCAAGAACAAGATTACGGGTATTCTCAATCATTTTCTCCACAACGTCAATTTTAGCTGACATGGGTAATTTATTGAAATTTTTGTTCTTTAAAAGTGCTGCAGATTCTCTTTCAAGAAGCGGAGCAACTTCTTCGTTCATCCAGTTGTCGTATTCAGGCACACCTGTAGTAAAACTATCAACCCTAAAAGGAGCTTTGTTAACCATGCCTAAAAGACGGTCAATATTAGTTCTTCTTTGTTGTGTGTTGTGACCAAAGATGCCTGCAATATGATTACCAGATTGTACAGAACCAATCTGTGTAGCGGATTTTTTAGGCGGACCTAGACGTTTTCCATCTGGACCCTCTTCCCCCAGAAGGAAAGAAAAGATGGAGTCTGTGTAACGAGCTAACCCAAGGGCTGTTCGGTCAAGAGGGTCTTCTACTAATTTTCTATCCACTGCACTAGTGTCGATAGTTCCATCAACCTCTCCCATAGCACCAACTAAATCGTTGATTGGGTCCAAAGGTCTTGTAAACCCTGCTGCAATACCAGAGACAGTTTCACCAGCGTAACTGATCAAATTAAGAACAGCGTCCCTATCATCATCCGATGTTCTGGGGTCTGTTAGAAACTTCACCATATCAATAACCGGGGCGAACTTACCAAGTTCAGCAATAGCAGCGGGGGCTGCCAGTTGCCTAGAAAGATCAATCCAAAGGTCTTTATTAGTTCCTTCCCCAGCTTTAACACCAGCTAAGGCTCTGCCAGCGGCGTTATAAAGCCCAATAGGAAACAGGTTGTCCACTCGATAAACCTCACCAGAATCCCCCTTTTCCTCAAACCATTGAAGACCTTCTTTTTGCTTCTCTTCTTCTCGTTGAGCAGCAAAGGCTAAGGCAACACTACCAACAAACCCTTGAGAGACTTTAGTCCCCATATCCATTGTAGGGTCTTTGTACATTTTTGCAGTGGCTTCGATAAGACCTAATGGGCTGTATCTCCACGAAAAGGCAATAACGCTATTAACAAATTGACCGAACGGATAGAAGAAGCCTACACCCGGAAGATTAGAAACGTCTTGAGACATTTTAGCGAGTCTTCCCAAAGCACTTTTCTCACCAGAAAAATCTTTGGAAAAAGTGTCTGCCTGCAAAGCTTCTACAGCCTTGTCCCAAGCTTCGTCTGTAATTTCATGGGTTCTACCTTGTTGGACTAGATCAGCCAAACCTAGTCCATGTTTCAAACGAATTTGTTTATCAAGCTCTTTAATACCAGAGAGGGATTTAGTCAAAAGGTCTTGCGCGTTAACTAGAGAAAGTGCCTGTGCTTTATCTAAAAGCTTCTCTGTATTTCTAGCAACAGAACTATTAGGGTTTAATCCGAAAGCTTCTGCACCTCTTGTATCCACCCCTTGGAAAAACTGTCTTGCAACAGCCCCTTGGGTTTTCTTTGGGGCTTGATCGAGAAGTTTATAAAAACCCTCAATTGTTGTAAACGGGTCTACAGCAATCTGTGTCATATAACGAAGGTTATTCTTTAAAGCTCTAGCTTGCGCTAGTGTCACTTTAGAGTTTTTCCCCAGTAACGTCTGAACCCCGGCCTGTCCATACAGGGTCGCCATTTGCAGAGCCTCTGCAGCAGAGCGGGCAGCCATAGCTGCTCCCCACCCCTTAACGTTCAATACAGTAGTACCGATGTGGGAAACAATAGCTCTTTTCCAAACAGATTGGATATAACCAAGAACTTGCGGATTTAAAGGCTTTCCCACATTGTCTGAAAGCTCATCCACCACACCTGCAGCATTTTGTCTATTAGCAATTGTGATATTTTTGTAGTTATCGTAGAACTTAGATGCAGACGACAGGAGATTAGAGCTTTGTCCAGCCTCTCTAGCAGAAGCTGCAAAGGTTAAAACCACTTGATCAAATGTCACCCCAAGAGGGGCAAAGGATTCATTAAGAACGCTTTTTGTGTCTGCTGGTAAATCTTCTGCAAAATTAACAAGGCTACGAGCAAAACCACCAGAGGTCTCAATATCTAAGTCAGCGCCAGCTCTTTGAAGAATAGAGATAAACCCAGATTCATTTTTGTAGTCAGTGAACCAATTGATAACAGAATCTCTTAGAGCTTTATTGGCATCAAGGTCTGCACCTTTTGCAGCCAATGCCAACCAATCTGCATTAAGGGCCTTAATAGCTTTTGGGACTTCTTCTTGAATAACTTTGTTACTATTGGCTTTCCGTTTAATCTTTGACTCTTTGATTTGAGCCTCTACATTGGCTAACCCAGAACTGCCCTTTTTTCTTTTGGCAAAAAGAGGTGCTATCAAAGACCCGGCACCCCCAAGAATTGTATTCAAAGCACTTTGAGTGTAACTCCACTCATCTTGTGCGCCAGTCTCAAGCATAATGTTCTGGTAAAGACGGTCTTGAACATTAGCTACAGAGGCTTCCACAACAAATGCTGCAGCCACTGCTTTTTTAGCACTGACTTCCGCCGTCATACGAAGGATTTCTTTTTTGACCTCTTTTTTAGCTACTTGAGAAACCCCATTTTTAGTGGCCTCTTTCATAATAGCTTCTGTGGTCAAAGTTAGGAATTCTTTTTGTGCCGTTTTGCTGGCAGCTTTCCCAAAGAACTTACCAATAATACCTCCAAGATAGGTGGATGGAGAGAGGACGGTGGCAGCAGCATAGTCTTTAACACCACTAAGCTTGTCCCCAACAGAACCACCACCCCCTCCGAAAAGATTCCCAACCTTGTCGTAGACTTGATAAGCTCTGCCATAGGCAGCCCTAGTCTTCTCGTCGGCTGAAAAGACATCTACAGCTTCTTTAGCTGTATAAACTTCGTTAGCATTTACCCAACGCATATGACTCAAGAAAGTGTCATAAACCTCTTCATCCGATAAATCCTTATATTCAGTCCCTTTAGACTTAACCATCATATCCCTGATAGCATTCATATCTTCAGGGTTTTGTAGAATGTCTTCTTTACTAAAAGTGACTGGTGTAAGGTCTTCATCCGTGACCCCCAAGTAACCATTGATAGATTTTACTTGTTTAGATGTAGGTAAGGGAAGACCCTGCGGAGAGTTTTGCTCAGGTTTTTTATTTAAATAGTCAAAAACATCGTTATACAGGGTCATTAATACTACCTAACAGCTCGTCTAAGTTTTTCCAACTCAGAGATTGGGATTTGAATTTCTTGATTATTGGTTTCATCAAGGATGGTAACCGTTCCATCAAGGTTATTAGAGATGAATTTAAAAGACACTTCCATGCCATTCGGAAGAACCCCTCTCACATCTTGTGGATTATCCTCTGCAGACGCTCTAGGAGAGGCGTCAGAGGGGCTTTGGGGGGATTCTGGTGTAGGGGTAGCTTCCTCATCTACACCCTCTTCTACGGGGCTATTCAAGCCCTCTCCCAAACTACTCTTAGCCAACTCCATCTGACGTTCAATAGCACTTAAAGCAGCTTTACGTTCTGCTGGTTGCAAATCATCTCCGCCAAGAAGTTTATAAGCACGTTCTGCAGCTTGCGGAAGGATTTCTAACATTGCATTAGAATCTTCTGCACTTGCCCCAAGTTGTTGGGTGAGTTCTGTAAGGGCTGTGGAGAAAGCCGCCTCAGCATCTGTGTTGATGGTGGACCGAGTGTTATAGGGAAGTTGTGCCTCACCCTCTAAAGCCTTAATAGCTTCTGGGTTCATAGTCACAAAATTACTCTCATCTGTCATAGGTTGGGCATTATCACCATATTGGATAAGTTGGTCTGCCGTAAGGCCGTCATAAACAACTGTCTCTCCAAGCTTCTTTTTTGCCCTATCCATAGAATCAATTCCAAACATTCTCCCCCAGATGGATGCTCTAGCATCTTGTTGGAAACCTTCTGGATCAGCTTTAGCAGCCTCTTCAATGGGGTCATACATACGAGAAAAGAAGGTGGCGAAATCTTCGTTGCTATCTTTAAGACCGCCATGAAGTTCGTAAATATCTCTAAAGGTCTGTTCGGTCAGTGGTGTAGGAGAGGCCATTCTCAGCTTCTCTACAGTGACAGCAAAATCCTCTAAACCCTCTGGATTCATGTTAGCTTGTGCCATGATAATGTCCTTAGGGACACCCATTGCAATAAGCTGGTTTGCTATTCCAACACTTTTTCTAACTTGACCTTTCACACGCCTACGATTTTCCACCCCACTGGTTTGTGCAATTTCTAATTGCTTCTCAAAATATTTATTAGCAGAGGCTCTTCTTTCGTCAATCCCCTCATTAAGAGTCCCTACAAGACCTGTGAGAAACCCTGTCCCAAAATCGTTCATTATGCTCTCCGTTGAATAAAGGGTGCCACTGGATTTTGAGAAGCCTCTTCAGGCTCGGGAATTACATCAGAGACTGGTTCAATCTCTTCTCCACTTGGTGCGGTTCCTTCATCTTCCAAAACTCTTTGTAAAAGCACTGCAACTCTCTTATTATCACGAGCCTTAGCTTTTTCTTTTTTAGAAGGCCCTACCTCTTCCACTACCTTAATCCCCACTGTTTGACACAAGGAGAGTAGATGTTCGTGGATAACCGGAGAGATCAAAACCTTTACATCAAATGTGTGATAACCCTCCATGACACCATACGAGGTAAGGCTGTCTACAAAAGCCTCTAAAGGATACCCCTGTTCAAGAGTGAATAGAGTATCATCTAGAGTGTCTTCGTCAGAAAGTTTTTCAAAATAGAAATTGAGGGCCTCCTCTGGTTTAGAAAAGAGAGGGGGTTGTTCCCAAGGGGCATTTCCGGGTTCTCTGGTCAACGACATACCGGGGATGGGGGCTGTAAAATTCATTTATTAACCTTCGTATTTTGCTAAAAGAGATGCTAATGTTGCTGTAGGGACAGATTTAAAACCTGCCCAAGCACCTCTTAGTGCCGCAATTTTACCCTCTGTCGTATCCGCACTATTGACAGTTTTCTTAAGATAATAGTCAAACACCATGTCTTGAGTTTCAGCATCAAAAACAGTGTCATCACTAAGTCCCATTTCTTTTGCTAGGCTGAATAATGTAGAACCAACAAATTGGTAACGACCCATAGGAGTTGCTACACGAGCTTTTTGTCCTGACTCTGCTAAAGTCTTTTTAACCCATTGACCATATTCACCTGAAGGGTTAGCAAATTGTTTCAGTTCCCTGAGGGACATTTTACTAACATCTACACCAGCAAACCTCTTCCCCTCTCGTTGAGAGAACGAGAAAAGGGTGTCATAAGATGCCCCACCCTCTGTCGCATCAATAGCATCTTTAAAAGATGTGTATTCACTAGGGCGCTTATTGGCGTAGGTTGAAGGGGAAGTGGTAGAGCGTTTTTCCACAAAAGCCTCTTTTCTGACCTCTGGTTCTATAGGTTTTTCAGAATTTTGTTTAAAGGTTTGTAAGAACCCGTCTGAAAAACTGTTGCGGGTTTCTTTTGAGACAGCGGCAGAGGCTGCTCTAGCAGAGCTTTTAATTTGATTAACCCAGTCCCTGCTAAGACTTAAAATGTCTTCCGAAGTTCTGGAGTCTTCTGCACCACCTCTCACAGAAATGATGGATTCAGTTTTTGGTTCTGCCACCCTTAGTTTCTTTAAGAGTTCTTTATAATACATTAGGGTTAACCCTCAAACAAGTTATTAATGACTTTTCCAGCAAGAGAACCAAGAACACTGCCTAAAGCACCAGCTCTTTCTGCAGAAGCACCCATACGAGCAATAGCCAATTCGTTAGCTCTTTGCAAAGAACTTTCCGTAGATTGATACGCAAAAGCATAATAATCACGCTCTTTTTGCATCATGTTGTTGTAGGCTGCAGTGGTTAACGAAGTGTTAAGTTGTGCAGTGAGACGCGCATTTTCGTTTGCCTCTGCGTTATTAATTGTAGTAACTTGTCTACGCCATTCAGCATTAGACTGATCAACAACCAATCTATTAGTGGCGTTAAATTGTTCTCTAGCAGCAGCTAGTTGGGCATTAAATTGAGAAACAGAGTTGGTCTGGTCAACATTAAACTGTTCCATAGCGTTCTTTTGAGCAGCATTAAACTGATTAACTTGTGCCTTCATGTTGGCAAAAAATTGATCGGTTTGTGCTTGGCTGGAAGCATTAAACTGACGACTAGCGTGTTCAGCCGCTTGGTCACTAAAGATGCTTTGAATAACACTCTGTTGTTTTAACACATTTGTCTGTTGCGCAGCGTCTAGGTTTGCTAAGTCCATTTGCAAGAAAGCTTGTGCATTCTGCATAGCTGCTTGTTGCCGATTGTTGAGATTTTGCTGTTCAAATGTGCTATATGTAGCAGCATCTCTGATAGCAATTTCCAACGTGCTTTCCATAGCAGCTTGAGTTACTGCTGAAGCAGCAATAGACGAAGCTCCAAGACCCCTTTGAGCAGAAATGGCGTTAGCGTTTCTGATAGCACCTGCAGCCCATGCAGGGACTTTCCCACCCTCAAACTGAGACATCAACTGTTCAAGTTGACCCCTCACAGTGGCATTAACACTAGGATCAACTGTGACAGCAACCGCTTGGCCTTGTTGGCTAACAGTGCCTTGAACAGCTTCCATACCTTGTGTAGCATTAGTAACTTGGCTGCCTGATGTAGCTGTGCTAACTTGTGGGGCTGACGTTTCTGTTACAGGAGCTGCTGTGGTGGTAGAACTAGTTCCAGCAACAGCCCCCGGTGTTTCAGCCATTTGACCGCTATTAGGGTTGATAAGCTGATCCTGTTGGACACTCACATTACTGGTGGTAGGGGCTGAAGAATACTGACTGGGGTTATTAAGCATATCCTCAGTAAGTTGAGAACCAGTTGAGTTTAAGTTTGGTAACACAACATTAGTAGTGGAGGTTTTATTCCCTGAGGTAGCTGTTGTCAAAGTTTGTGTAGTGGTTGGGCTAGTATTTGGGGTTGTCTCGGTAGTAGTATTACCAGTCGGAGAACCACCAGTTGTTGGCTGTTGTGTAGTGGGGTTTTGTTCATGCGTAACTAACCCACCAAAAGCATAACCCCTCTTAGCTTGCGAAGACTCCACCATAGTTTTTGCTTTATTCTCATATGCAGCAAATTTGGAGGCAAGAGAGTTATCAGAACGAAGGAAGTTGTCAAACTGCCCCATATCTCCCTTAAAACCAAGTTTTCTAGCAAGAACCTCTTTTTGGGGTTCTGTAAATCCGGCGAAAGTGGCCATTACGCACCCCTCTTACAAACTTCTAACATTTTAAAATCTAGCAGATTGAGCCAGTCTAAAAACTCTCTTGTAGCCCCAATGGGGTCTGGCATGTGTAGTCTAGCTTCTTGGAAGACACTACAAGCTGCCCCAATCATCACGCCTCCGGCGCAAGCGGTCAAGAACATCGCTATCAGAAAGCCCGTCAGCAGTTCTTTTTTCTTTGAAAGTAGCCGCATTGGCTTTTTCCTTTTTAATAGTGTCGGCCTTCAGAGCCTCTGTAGCGGCTCCTACAGAGCCTTCTTTCTTTTTGATAGCACCATAGCTAAAGAACGCTACAAGCACTGTAAGGGCCATCCCAAGAAGTCCTGCAAGGTATTTAAACCTCGAAGAGATAAAAGCTAAAAACATCACTCTTCCTTAGACTGTTGTAAAAGTCTACCAATAGCCCCTAACACAGCAATCATTGTAATAAGGTATGGATACCAGTCGTATTGACTAAGAAGAACGGTCACCTCTGGCGGGACCACTGCCCAGATGATAGGAAGAGCGGCCAATACAGCAAAGGCTTGCATAGACCGCCATTTCCAAAAAGATTTCCAATTGTCTACAAGTTTCATGTGAACCCCTAAAATAAATTTATATTTACCCCTTGACAAACCCTAAAATCTGACTATATATAACTAGGGGTTTTTAATTAACTCCCCCAGTTTATTAATAAACCAAGTAATGAAGTTATCTTTCTTAGGGGCTTTAGTGACATAGTCTACTACAGCGACAGGGGATTTTTTCTTCCCTAACCAATCCACAACCTTAAATCCGGGACAAGCTTTAGCTGCATATTGATTATGACCACTAACCTTTTTGATACTAGGAAATTGTCTTTGTAAATCCGCAATCACCATACGAAGAGTGTCGTCTTGAGCTTTAGTGAAATTCTTTTCAAAAGGGTCGTTAGCATTAGCTCCAAAACCTCCGATTAAACAAAGGCCAATAGACCTTGTGTTCTTTCCTTCCACATGTGCTCCAATCTCTTCCCAAACATCACCATCTTTATCAAGATCACGACCTTTAGCAGTTTTACCATCTCTATCAATTAACAGAGCGTAACCAATATCTTTCCAACCACGATCTCTTACATGCCAATTACGGATTTCATCTCGTTTCTGGTTTATAGTTTTACCCTCAAACCATTCAGGTCTGGTGGCAGAACAGTGTACAATAATCTCGTCAACAATTCTCATTTTCTCATATACTCCTCAATACTCGTTAGCTTTGCTAAGATAGACCCCATTGTACCATGAATTTCATTCATCTCTCTTTCGTGAGACTGTTTGTTTGACTCAGTTAAAGATGTAAGCACAGCGAGTTGAGTGCTATGTTTATTAAGCTTATCATACAACATTGCAATAAAAGCTACTGCTGGGATAATGGCGTAATTCAAAACAAGGTTGATTAAATCCATTTTTATGCCCATGCCTTCACAATTAACACCCACTTAGTTGGGTCTAGGGTGACAGAAGCCCCCGTAGATTTGTTAGCGGTGGTAAATGGAGCCGAGGTGTCGGAATACCTAACATTAATATTGGTAGAATCCACGTAACAAGAATTATTTCTTGCAGCCCCTGTAGAGTTGTTCATAGCGGCTACAACTAGGTCGTTGACAGCAAAGCCCCCATCAGCCGAAGTACACTTAATGAAAAATTGTAACAGGGTTGGAACTGCCCCAAGACCATGCGCCAGTGTAACTAATCCTGCTGGTGTAATGGTTTGGTCAGTGGATGTAAACGACTTCTTAAACGGAAGTGCATCATAAACCGCTGCAGAGGTTGGGAGTGTTGTATCGTTGATATTCGATGCAATAGTTTCAGAAGCTGTTACAAGGGTTGCTGCAGCAATTTCAGCCGTTGTGACACCTGTGACCGAGATTGTTGGGTTACCACTAACACCGTCCCCATTAGACACACTGATAGCCGTACCTGCAGCGACGGACCTACTAGCCACTGTGCCAGCGCCAGTTCTCACTGTCAAGCCTGTTGTAGCTAAAGCGGCTAAAGCTGCAAGATCGTTATCGTAAGCTTGAACATCTGTCCCAATAACAAGGCCGAGGTTAGTTCTAGCCCCAGAAGGTGTTGAAGAACCTGTACCACCATCTGCAACAGCAATGTCTGTGATACCAGTGATTGAGCCGCCTGTGATAGTCACCGACCCAGAATTCTGCACTGCCATGGAACCAAGACCAAGATTAGTCCTTGCGTCTGTAGCTGTGGAAGCTCCCGTGCCACCATCTGTAATTGCTAGATCAGTGATGCCTGTAATAGAGCCACCAGTAATAGTCACCCCAGAAGCATTCTGAGCAGCCATAGTCCCCGCATCAGTTACGTTAGCTAATAGGTGATTATGGCTATTATCTACCACCGTGGTTGTAATACTTACATTTGCTGAACCGTTAAACGACACAGAGCCTGTGGCATCACCACCTAAAGAGATTGTTCTGGGGGTTTGTAGAGTGCTAGCGGTTGTAGCATTACCTGTAAGGGTCGTTGCAACAAGGGTTGTAAAAACCCCTGTAGAGGGCGTTGTAGCACCAATTGTTGTTCCGTCAATTGTCCCAGAATTAATATCTACTGCATCTGCCACCAATGAATCAATATTAGCAACACCATCAATGTATAAATCCTTAAACTCCAAGGAGGCTGTGCCTAGGTCTAAGGTGTTATCTGTTTTAGGGCTTACCGAAGAGCCGGAAACCACCAAGTCTTGTACAGGGCCTACAACAGTGATTGGTGCGCCTTCACCTGTCGTGCCATCATGTTTGTGACCACCAACAGCCGCAAAAGTTGATTGTAGTGCATCAAACTCTTGGTCAAGCGGAAGGGCGTCCACCGTCGTCCCATTTGAAATGAGATTTAAAGTGTCTTGTCTAATATACCCAGTCAATTTTACACCCTTTCGTTAGGTCTGTATTCTAGAATCGCAAAGTTAATGTTAAATGGGGGTTGTTGAGAGGTGTTACTGTAACGAAGAGCAATAACAAAACCACTACCTACTAAGTTAGAATAGTATTGTTCTTGTCCTAAAGCTCCGTAAACTGCTGACCCGTAAACTGATAATGGTGACCCATAAATAGCAGAACCTGCTTGAGTGGATAACTCAAAAGGTTCAGAAGAGTTTGCATTACTTTGCAGGTAATCAAATTTTGGTAACACTGTGATATTCATTAACCCTTGGGTTTTTGCGTACAAAGTGTGTTTGTAAAAAGTTTTTCTGATCTTAATGTCTGTAATTGGGATGTAGGGAGTTTCAAAAACAGCTTCAATATCTCCGCCGTCTAAAGAAGAGCCAGATTCCATACGATAGATGTAGTCTGTCCCAGAACTAAACAAAATAACTTCTGTATCAAAATTCTGGTATTTATCTACGGCGTAGACCTTAAAACCTTTTAAAGAAGACCAACTAATATCGGTGGACGATTGGTCAGAAAACTTTACCCCAAGGTAACCTTTAGAAACCTGCGAAGGTTCGTTAGAGGAGTGTATAAAGAGCCTGTATTGACTCTTCTTAGATAAAGTGACTGAAACATATCTCTTGCTTAAGGACAGATTAGCTGTCAAGTCTTCTTGAATATTACTAGAAGCTCTTGTTAACCCAAAATCATTATTTCGTTCAGAGGCAGACAAATACCTAACCCCATCTGGCCCTAGATACATAATGTCCCCACCAACCTCTTGAATAGTTTTTCCAGACAAGCAACCAGTATTAGTTGTAATGGTGGAAAGAACAAAATCCGAAGAGGAGTTGCCAGAAAGCCTGAAAATCTTGTTACGACAAAAGATAATCAATTCATCTCTGAAAACTTGTAAACCTACAATAGCGTCTCCAATGTTGATGACGCCAGCACCAGCACCCGTGTTAAAACCAGAATCAGTGTAAGGCTCTGTGAAAGACAGGAGGTTATTCTTGCCGTAGAATACATGATTTTTAAAAACCTTCACAACCGAAGCACCAGTAACTTCGGTAGGTGGAGTAGACATAGCTGTTACAGCTTTTGTTGAGTGATCAAAGAAATAAGGATCGTTCACCCCATCCACACTCACCGTCACATCCGTCCCTGCAAAATTGTAGGTTTCAGAATTAGCCTCAGTGAACGCGGAAGAGGTCAATGTTAGTTTATCAACCCAACCTGCAGAAGTTCCGTAGTAAACTTTTGAACCTCTTGTGACTAAAACCTCTGATGGAGAGATGGTGACCACACTTTTAATTTGACCCGTGTTGGGCACAGCAATTTCAATAAATTTTGAAAAGCCTTGAATTCTGGAATAACCACCCTTAACATCTGCTTCAAAATTTTGTAGGATGGTAGCACTTCCGGGGGCATTAATACCTTGTTCAAGTCTCCCCAAACTAGTAATCCAACCACCCTCAAATTTTACAGGGAAGGTTTCCCAACGTGTAGCCATTTTATCGCCTTATCTGTCCAGAACGAACATACTCATATCGGTTAATATACATTTTTCGCATGTCTTCAACACCCTTTAGAAAGGTTTTTTCGGCTAAAGTAGCCTCTTCTAAAGCCCCCCTAAACGTATACGCAGGATAAAGAGCACCTTCAAGAATAACCCACCTAAAAATATCTGGAATAGTTGTTGTATCATCCCAATCTACTAAATCTTCAGGGAGTTTGTAATACTCGTAGTTAACTGTATAGGCTTTATCGGGGGGTGGCGCAAGGGTGTAGCTAAGGTTTCTATTACGAACCACAAAATCAGGAATAGTCTTGTATTCTGTCGAGGAGGTTTCAAATTCTGGGAATTCTTGGAGGTACTGTTCGTAATCTAGAATTTGAAGCCGTTTAGACTCCACGTTTAATGCTTCGTCACCTTGAAGAACAAATGTGTCAAAAGCGACAGATTTAGCATCTGTCTGATAGTTGTAGATTGCTTGCTCTGGGATTAGAGTTTCTGCGAATTTGACATGGTTAAAGGGCCACTCAAACTCCTCCCGATTAATTCGGTTTATAGCAGAATTGACGTAATTCTTTGCGTCAGCATAAACCCCTGTAGCAGAGTTAAAATTTCCAGAGGTCAACGGCACCTCATTCAATCTTTTAAGAACGTCGTTTACTAGATTTAAAAAGGTTAAGGCCATGTTTTCCCCAATATTAAAAAAGGGGAGGCAGCAAACCTGCCACCTCCCCTAACACCGAATTAGGCCAGCGCGTCACGGGCTGCCGAAGACGGGACACTCGGACTACGAGAACCCTCAACAATAGCCACCACGACACGGATTTTGCCGTCTGTTCTGACAGCCGTAGCCCCCAGAAGATTCAGTTCAACAGCAGTGGCCACAGTGGCGGGGCAAACTGCAGGCAGGTTAGCTGCCCAAGCGCCAGCCGTAGCTGTGGATGCCAAAGTGCCAGTAATCGCTGTAGTATCCGAACGAAGGACTAAAGTCCCCGTACCAGTGCCTGCAGTGACCTGTTCAATACCAGCCGCAACGATAATCGCCCCGGCAGGAAGTGTGGCAAGGTTAATGGTGTCAGTTGCTGTGCCCATCGTCACATCAGCCGACAGGTCCACGACAAAGTCGAGAACCCGCACCGCTGCGCGATAACCAGCATCCAGACGACCATTCGTCTTGCGCTTAGACCAAGAAAGTGTAGCCATGTTTTATATCCTTATGCCACGTTATATTTAGCTGTGACAAGGGCCTCAGGACGGAGAATTTTCCGACCGTACACTTGCAAGCCGCGAACCAGATCAGCAAAGGTGTCTTGCGAACGCAGAGTTTCGGTCTTAGCCATATTCTCAGCAGTGGCAACCGCCGATTTATGACCAGCCAGAATCACACCATAGTTGCTGTTTTGGTTAGTCACGCCAACCGTTGTCGGGCCAGTGCCCACTTTCGGCAGCGAGTTCGATTGGTAAATTGTGAAACCATGGATTTCACGGCCAATCTGACCATTACGCAGGCCACCCTTAGTCGAGGTGTCTTCGTTAAACAGTCGCGAGTCTTCATCACGCAGCATTTCAGCAAACACCGGGTCGATAACCAAGAAGCGACCAGCTTGGTCCACATTCTGCAAGTCAAGGTTACGCGACATACGCGCAATGACCGTCAGAGGCGAAACCAGATCAGTCGGTTTGGTTTGTTGACCGGGGAAACGAGGAGCAATCGGAATCGAGTTGTCGCCGCCCGAAGTGAGGAACGAGCTTTTAATAAGCTTGTTCGAGGTCAGAAGTTCGTCAGCACCCGCTGTAGCAACAGCTTTGGTGCCCGGAATGTCACCAGCAACACGAGCTGTGTCAGCTTGACCATTCATCACCGATTGTTTAAAGCCAGTCATGTAACCAAGAACTTCAGCGTCAAACTGGTCTTTCAGTTTGAAACCCGCACGATCTGTGGCCAGAGCCATAAAGTTAATGTGCGAGTGGGCCTTTTCAATATCTTCCATGGCAAATGCAAATTCATTTGCTTGGTCGATGATCAGGGTGAAGTCTTCGTCGATGATGTCTTGCGGCTGGATAACTTTACCGCGCGAATAGGGACGGATTTGGATGTCCGGTTCGCGGATAATTTTAACCGAGTCACCGAAACTGGCAATTTCGCCAAAAAAATCGGTGTTAGTAACAGCTTGGACAACCGACGAACGCCGGAAAGCCAATTGAGCCTTTTTAGAATAGATAACGGGCGAAAAATTGCCGTTAGGCAGGTTATTATGACCTGCAGCCGAAGGAAAAGCCATCTTTTTATCCTTTTGTTGATGGAATTAGGATTTACGACCATCAACACGCAAGGGCCATCTTTTCAAGGGTGGAGATTTCTATGCCTAGAATCTCGGCCTTTATTCATATGGGTAGTCTCTTGTGTTTTATTGGTAAGACTTGATCAACGTCTTGTCTTGTCTTACCGCGCCGCACCTGAGAGGTCGTAGACGAAAGAGCCATTACGAATTGCTGTTTGAATAGCCTCTTCGTTTTTCTCATACTCAGCGAGCGACATTCTGCTAACTTGCGATTCCCTGTAAACGGTTTTATTACCTTCCGGGGGCACACTAGTTCCAGTCTTCTTAACTGCTAAAGCAGCTTCTTTATTGGTATCAACAGGTTTATCAAGAGTTTTCTTGTACTGTTTGATTGCCCAAATTACGTCATCAGCCTTATTCCCAAAAACCATATCTTGAATTGGTTTTGGTTGGCTGTTAGCCCAAGAGTGAAAATCCTCATCCTCGACTACTTCATCAAAGTCTGGGACGGCTTTTCTAATCTGGGTCTCTTGTTTAATTTTGTGTACTTCAAGTTGAACTTTAGAAAGTTCTTTATTTGGTTCCTCAACCTCACCAAGAGCAATTGCTCTGATAATAGAGGCCGCTTTGGGGTTAGCTCTTGCCCACTCCTCTGCCTCATCCGCACTAGGTAAGCTAGTTTTAGATTTTTCTGAAAGTTGCTTACGCAAAGCTTCAATCTCATCTAAGTGCGTTTGTTTTTCCTTTTCAGCAAAACGTCTCAAATCAGAATAACGTTTCTTAAAAGTCTCTTCGTCTTTATCGAGGGGTTTAGTCTCAACCTCAACCTGAGGTTTTTGTTCGACCTCAACCCCCTCTTCCTTGATCTCGTTGGTGTTAACACCTTCGAGTTTTGCAATTTCATCTTCCAACGAAGAGATGTAGCGCGGAATAATAGCGTTCATAGTAACCTTTCTGGGGCCAACATTTGTTGGGTAGCCATATTATTTTGAATTCTTTTTGTCTTTTTCAGACTTTGTGGGTTCTTTATCTTCTTTTTTAGGTGTAGGTTCTTTACGTTGAATAATACCTGTTTGTTGTGCTACATCTTTTACAATAGCAGCCCCAGCCCCAAGCATTCCACCTCTTTGTGGTTTGTAATCACCAGCACCCTTAAGACGATCATACGATTTTTGTAATTGTCCGACTTGATCTGGGGTAAGTTTATTACCTTGTAAGTCAGTTCCGTTTTTTAACATCTCTTCCATTTTAGTTGGAACAGTGTTATTTAAATAGTTTTGTCTAGCCCTCATGGCCAAACCCCCAAGTGGGACGGAGCCAACCAGACCCTCAATAACTCGGTTTGGAGTTGAACCTAAGTTGTTTGCATAATCATTAAAATTTTTGTAAGACCATTTATCAACACTTCCTGCTAATCCTGTAACAGGTTCATGTGTCGATTCTCTACGACCATTTTGATTACCAATCATCCAAGGTGGAAGCTCTTCATTAGGAACCTCAATGGGTTTTGCAGCAATTTGGGGTTGCACAAGACCCCCAGCAGCCATTTTTATAGGCTCTTCTTGAGTCGGGGCTCCAGAGACTTGCAACTCCTCCTCTTTAAAGGGTAGGTCATCACCAGTCATTTGTGCAAGGGCTTCTTTAGCTCTTGCTACAAGAGATTCAATTTTTTCTAGCCCAAGGTAACGAACGACATTAGCAGGGATGATATATTCACCTTCACTAACTTTTGCGTCAACATCATCTCTAACTTCTTTTGGCATTGCCCCCGGAGGAACTGGATTCCCACTAATTTTATCTACTTCCACGGCTTCTTCTTTCTAGTGTTGGCCCAATTCTCATTCTCTATCAAGAGATTATTTAAGACCTTTTTGAAATCATAGTGATCAAACAAAGTCGATAAATTCTTGTCATAGTCATTTTTAGGATGTCTGAGAGAACGTTGTTCAGGGGTTAGCTTTCTACGGTTTGCAGTGGCTCTTGCCTCTGCCTCCCCAATATCCCGTTCGTACAAATCGAACGATAACTCTTTTAATTCTGCTTGTTTGTCACTGGGAATGGCTGGAAAATAGCTATAAGTTCCTCGTCTCATACCACCAGAATAATAATTAGTTAGGTCTGAAAACTGATCTAAAGCATCCAAAAATTCCTCTGACAAACGACTCTTATAGACTTCACGCTCTTCAGTTATTTTTTTAAAGAATCTATCCCAGTCTTCCGCTAAAACGTCTGGGGTATCCCCCCACAAATCATCTTCCCCAGCAATTCCCCAACCTTTTGGGGATTTTTGATTTAAAACTTCTTGTCGAAGTTCTAGGTTTTTATACTGTTGGTGGAAAAGTTTGGAGTCTAATAAGTATTCTAAAGCATCTCTAGGAAGTTGTGAAAGGGTTTTATCTAAAGCTATTTGAACACCCTCTGGATTACTGCCAACCCCAAGGACACCACCATCGGCTGTTTGCTCTAAGTGTTGCAACTCGTGCAGGAGGGTTTTCTTTAGGTCTTCCTCAGACAAAGCCTCAACTTCTATGTCACCAGTGTTTGGATTAAACAAACCGGAGTTTACATCATCCTTAGAGAGTTTTAAATCATTCGGGCCGATTTGTGAGCTAAAATGACTTTTAGTGTTTAGGGCATCCCAAAACTCTGGGTGGTCCACCATTTGGGTTGTATTTCCCGTGACAGTTAAACCTTTGGATTGGTTTTTCCACGCTTTAAGCAGTTGTGGACTAATCTCCATCTTATCATCAGAGATTTCAAATCTCCAACCATTAGGACTATTCCACCAACCAGTCCTCATCCAAATCTCTTCGTCTGAGTAATTACCTTGGTTTACCATCTTCTCAGCTTCTGCCAAAGCAACTTTATCAGCTTTAGGAGAATTGGGTCCAAAGAACATCCTTACGACAGTGGGGTCATAGCTCTTGGCAAGGACTTTCCCAGCCTCTTGGAGACCTTTTGAGATGGCCTTACCACCGGGGAGGGCTTCTGCTACACTAAGGGCAGTATTAGCCGCTCCTGCGGCCATTTGGCCCTTGTCCCCAGCTTCCCAACCCTCTTTAAATTGTTTACCACCCTCCTCGGCACCAAAGATAACTCCAAGAGGGGTTAAATCAGCCGCTCCAACAGGGTTATTAGGATTTGTTCCAGCAAGGTTAGAGGAAATTCTATAAGCTTCTCCTTTTGGTAAACCTAAATCTTCACCAATTGTTTGGAGATTACTTTGAAAATTTTCTCTTCTAGTCGGGGTGTAAGCAGTTAGCGTATCTGTAGTTTGGTAATTAGGGTCTGGTTGAGACGGAGTGAACCACCCCGCCTCTTCCAGTTCCTGTTTTGTATACCCAGCCGCATAGAGGTCTTCCTCATCCGCGCCTTCGCCAATGTAGGATAGCAGGCTATTAAGACGTTTCTCGTCCATTTAATTCATCCCTCAACCGTTCCATACGTTTGTAAGCAGTTAGTTGACCCTGCAGTCTGTAAATAATGTGTGGGTCAACAGCCCCTTCAAGTTGGAGACGAAGTTCAATGATACGAGAATTGACCCATTTGTGAAAATCTTCTTTCACCAAAGGTGTGTTAAGTGCTTGTTTAAGAAATTCCACTCACAGCCCCTGTATTTGCGCTAAAACCAGATTCTCCGGGTGTTGGGACAGTTCCTGTGCCCATCATACCTCCACCAGAACCTTGTGTATCACCAACCTGCGCTCCGGGAGGAGGGGCTTGTTGTGAACCACCAGCGGGGGGCATAAAACTCTTAAGCATTTCAGCTTGAAGAGCTGCATCAGCAAGGGAGTTTGTAACCTTATCCTCGTCCAGATCAAGGGCCTTTGCAATTTCTCTGACAATAATATCAAGCTTTGCAAAAGGTGCAAGAATTGGGTTAGAAACAACCCCCAAGAATTGCATGAGACGTTGGCTTCTGACTTCATTAGCCATTAAGCTTTCTGTGCCACGAGCAGAAACCTCAAGATCACCTTTGATTTCTGGGTCATAATCAAACTGCATATTGAATGCAAAGAAAGATTTCCCAATAGGAGCAAGCAAATAGTCGTCAAGGTTTTTAACAACTGTCCTGATGCTACCATTAGCAGCATTCATTAGCATAGAGATGCCAGAAGCTGTTCTACCAACCCCTTGAATACCTGTTTGCCCATAAGAGTAAGAAGGAAGGCCCGTACTTTCATCTGCTAAAACACGAGCTTTGTCAAACAGAGCTAAGTTTTGTTGAGCCACATTTGGATATTCAGTCGCAAAAAGAGCTTGTCCGGGAGCACCAGCTTGCCTACGAATAACCTTGCCGGGGTACATTTTCAAGTCTTGTCCGGGGACAAGGTTAGTCTCGTCTACTTCAAAGACAAGGTTGCCAGAAAGCGCAGCATTATCCACTGCCATACGCATAAAGCCATTCATCAGCATTTGCGTGTCTTCCATATTTTCAGCAACACCTACACCAAAGAAGCTGTAAGGGTTCATCTCATATGGGGCAGCATGATAAGGAATACGAGCTGGGTGAAAAGGGTTAATTACACAACGAAGAACTCGATTATTGCAAACCCAAATATTTGCGCTGACAATCTTATCGTCTTTGATTGCTTTATCTAGCTTAACACCACGTTCACGAAGGAAACGGGCTTCTACATATCCCCAATATTCTAAAACTTCCCAACGTTCTACATCAGGATGGTTTACACCATCTTCCATGTAGCTTTCCCAATATTCACGAACGTAGTTGGCCCCCATATCAATGGCGTCTTCAACTTCTTCATCCCTAAACATAGGTCTTTTAGAAAGGTCTTTCAAATCACGTCTCGACATCTTATGTCGTTCGATAATGTATTCAGCTTGATCCATGTTAATGGCATCAGGGTCTGGATAAAAATTCCAGATAGAGACATGAGAAAGTGTGGGAACAGTTTTGAAGATTGGTTTATATTCTCCGCCATCCTCCCACTTAGGGTATTCTTTATTAAGGGCTAGAGGGCCTTTAACAATACCTGTACCAAACAGTGCACACTCAAAAGCCGAAGAACGAAGATGTTTAGAAGCCCCACACTCATCGAGTTGGTCTTTGATTTTCTTTTCCATCTTTTTGGCAGCAATATGTGCCGGATGGAAAGTCACAGCCGTAGGACTTGTTCCGGGGCCAAGAACTAATTTATCTGAGACAGGAGCTAGTTTTTCTTTTAACGGGCCTGTAAGATTATGTACTGTTGAGCCGGGCTTTAAACTAGGTCCATCTTTAGTTCCAAAGGGACTAACAGGGGCTGAATTAGCTCCTGCTGGATTTTGCGGGTCAAAATGCACATTATCTGCGACACCCTCGGGTAATTTAGTTTGGTCTACTGCAATGGGGAATTCCCCGCCACCAAAAAGAACCTCTACAATTTGTCCGTAAGCGGCTAAAACTTTTGTCTTGGTTACCTTTACAAAAACCCTAGATTTCTCTGTATCTGTGAAAGCTAATGAAGGATCATACAACCCTCTATAGTTTCTATAAGACAACAGAAATCGTTGTTCATCTGCGTATTTCTTTAATTTTGCTCTAAGAAAACGCTCCTCTACAAAAGAGGCGAGTTCGTCATAGGGTTTGGAATCATCTTCAAGAGATTCTGCATCTACATTCTCAGAGAGATATTCACTTTGAAGCTGTTCTTCGTCCATATTTCTTCCTGTGTATTAGTAACCCAAAACCGGGTCAAAAGGTTCGTAAGATTTTTGACTTCTAATATCAATATCCCAAATACTTGATCTAGGACGAGACATACAACCATAACGAATAGCGTCGTAAATGTGGTCTTCTGACTTAGTATCAACATCTTCTGGGTTGTTTTTGTCAAGTGGGATTACTGGCAACTGCGCAATTGCATGTGTACAAGTGTTAAAAAAGACAAGCCCCGGTTCCCCAGTGTAATCATCTACTTGAAGTCTTTTATGAACTTGGTTTTTACCACTAATTCTAGCACCACGGCTTCGGTCAGAAGGTCTCCAACGACATCCTCTTGCAATCATACGTTCTGCAATAGAGGGTCCAGTATCACCTCTTTGATGCCAGCAAGAGCTGTCAAGAACACCATAAGAGATTGGACCATCATCCTCTTCTAAATAAAGGATTATGTCTGCTAAGTCTTCTGCCAAAACTTTGTGTACGTACAATTCACGATAGACTATTAATTGGTCTTCTTCGTCTACAGCAAACCAAATAACTGCAGAGTGACTTCCATAACCATAGTCACAAGCTCTGAAACGTCTCCACTGTCTAGGGATGTCAAAAGGTTCTACTACGTGAACGTTTCTGTTAAATTCAGGGAAAGCATTCCCTTCAATAACATCCCAATCTCCGTCAAGGAGTTTCCTACGTTCTGCCTCTCCAAGAGAGAGTAGGTTTGCCTCATAATCGCCAGAATCATACAAATAAGGGTTGTCAGAAAGTTTTGCCGGGATAAAACGTCTTTTAAAGAGGGGCTGACCCTCCTTAGAATGACCTTTTGGTCTTTTTAAAACTTCCCCTGTTTCAATGTCAGTCGCCCAAAAAGCTTTTCCCCAAGGTGCGGGGTCAACGAACATTTTTTTAACCCAGTTGTGGCCCGGACCTCCGGGGTTAGTCGTAGCCCGCATATACAGCTTTAAATCTGTAGCGGTAGTTCTAAGACGAGAACGCATATAGTTCCACGTAAAAGGTGTCGGCCACTGGGTCAACTCATCAAAAGCAATGTACGTAAATGCTTGCCCTTGGTAACGAGAAACGTCTTGGTCTCTTTCAAGATATGACATCCACAATGTAGCACCAGAAGGGGCTGTCCATTGCATTTTTCGTTCAGACCAAGTAATTCCCGGATAAGCTCTGGGGTAGAGTTCTTGGCTTTTCTGCACAAGTTCCCTTAATTCTTCAGTTGTTCTTCGGACAATTAGCCCTCTAAACTGCGGATGGGTCATATCTCTGAGTGCATCCGCTAAAATAGCGTAAGATTTACCACCCCCAGCGGCACCACCATACAAGACTTCTCGCTCATTTGCTGCAAGAAAGGTTGTTTGTGGGCCGGGGTTTGGTTTAAAAATCACATCTTTCTCAGCAATCTCCTCTGAGAAGACGTATTCAGGCAGAATCTCCATCGTCGGTTTGGGTGATTTTGGCTCCGATGTGGTCTTCTTCGAGCTGACGGATTTTTTCTTCGATCTTTTTGGTCCGTTCGGCCCAGTGTTTAAGAGAAGTTGCTCTTCGTTGCCTAGTTCGTTCACTTGCTAACCTTTTTCTTAAGCCTTCGTTAGAAATATACCTTCCGGTAATGTCAGTTAGCCAATTAGCTACTTCTCTTAACGAAAAACTTTTTACATGTTGTCTGGCTTTTTCTAAAGCCTCTAACTCAAAAGGGATTGGCAGGAGAATATCTGGGTCTTCTGGGTCTTCTTTGTAGCCAAAAGGGATTGTCCTAGAGATACGAGGGATTTTAAACCACTTCGTGTCTTCTGCCATCTATTTACTCCAACTTAAGATTTTATCACACCAACCCAAAAGATCATCCTTATCTCTGTCAAGTTTCATGATATTAACTCTACGACAAACAAGCTGGATATTTCCCTCTTCGTAACCAAGGTCAGAGTTAATACGATCTATAGAGATATTAGTATCTATTTTACCTTGTCCACAAGTGTACGTCATTTTGACGCCAGAAATAGCACATAGTCCTTCTTGTGTGTTGTAAACAGATTTCAGATAGTCTAAAGTTAAGTGCCTACGTTCGGACTTTTTAACACACAAAGATTTTAAAAAATTTTCTACAGACCGTCCCCTATGAACAACACTGTACTTATGTTTATACACATATTTTGTTCTATAAGAAACACCACAAGTTTTACCACAAAAAATTTGAGTTTTTCTGCTTGGATTTTGTATAAACACTTTAGAGCAATATTTACACTCTTTTTCTTGCATACTAGGACCGTTTAGGTTGGCGTCTGCGATTTACTGCCCTCGAAACAATTCTGAGATTAGAGGGGGAATTATCACGGGGCCGAAAATTTTTGTGGTCAATTTCTTTACCGTCGCCTTTATGAACCTTGCCAGATTTCATGGCCTCTCGTCTTGCTTTATTACGAGCAGCACGATCTTTTTTACCTTTTTCGGTTCCGTGAGTTGCTTGGTATTCTTTTCGAGCTACTGATAGTCGCGCTTACGCTCGGCCATCTCTTACCTCCAATCTCTCTGGGTTATTGTTAGCAACTGCTCGACAAATTTCAATAAACTTATCAAGTGGTATATCGGACCTCCAAGAGTTTACGGCCCGACACACAAGTTGTATATTATCAGTCGTATAAGATTGGCCTGCATTAACTCTATCTACAGAAGCATTAGACCAATATTTAGTTCCGTTAGTCAATAAACAAGTTAAGGGAAGGCCACTAATAGCACACTTACCACCTTGTTTGTGTAGTAGGGCTAGTAGGTCATCTCTCTTAAGACCGTCCCTTTTCCTCCCAGACGAGTATAGTAGTCGAGAAAGATACCTAGACCAATTACCAGATATGTTTTCATACTGACTTTCCGTCGTCACAGAATCTGTAACGTATTTCCAACGGCCTTTGCAAGAGGGATTACAAAATTTTTGTTTTGTAGTTTTTGCGTTAAAAATTCTCTGACAAACAGGGCAAGTTTTTTCCTCTTTAGGGAGGGTTAACTGAGCATCTAATCTCGCTTGACAAGCTTCTTTATAGGTTTCAAAAACACCAAGATGTGTTTTTACACCCTTGTAAGACACAAAAGCAGCCCATTTTTTGCCTTTTGAGAAGACCCCTGCCACACGTTCTTTACTTGGCAAGGTTATTCCCCCTCTTTTGCGGGGAGGATGAAGATTCCATTACTTGTAATGTCAATCTTTTCTGTTTTAACTACCCCAGCTCTGTCTAACACCTCTTTAGAGGCTGCTAGAATCTCTTTATTTCCAAGAGCCATAGGTGTGTCTAAAATACCCACCATTTTTACAGCAGCTTTAGGACCATTTCTGGCAATGAAGTCTTTTGTCGCTTCAATAATCTCGTCTTGTAAGACTTTTACAAGCTGTGTAGTTGGGTAGGTGTCTGAGTAACCAGCAAGTCTTTTTGCTTCTACCACATTTCCGGCAGCTTGGTCAAACAGAACCTCTAAAAATAGTTTTTGCTGGTCACTCAGTTTTCTTGTCATTTTTTGTACTTTAACAAACGAGCCTTAGCAGCAGCTCTTTTAGCTGCGTCTTTTTCGGCCTCAAGCTTAGGATTAGTTCCATTAAGGATAGCTCTTCCAAGAGCGGCACCGGGAACAGGGGTTTTGTTGACAGTGGCTTCATCAACCCTGTTAAGGGCTTTTGTTGCACGATCTGTAATAGCTTTAACACCTGCGTTCTTAACTGCAAGAGAGCGGCTACGCTGTGATTTGGAAGAGGGCGTAACACCTTGCTTAGGAATGGGCATTGTTGCAACATCCCCTTTTTTATAACCTTTTGCAGCGTCTTTGGCTACGGGGGTTTTTGCTTTAGGCTTGCTAGCAGATTTTGTTGCTGGTGCAGCAGTGGGTTCGGGGGCTTTTAAGATATTTTTTACTTTATCCGAACCACTCCAAATTTTTCCATTTGCGTTATAACCGCCCACAGAACCACCACTTTTATTTTGTACGGAATCGCCTTTAACGACGTATCCAGCAGCTTCTAAAGCTGCTTTTTGAGATTTTGAGATTTTAGCCATTTTTTCTCTTTCAATTTCAGGCTCAATGCCCATGTTCCGAAGCGCCGACTCGACCTGTTCTCGCTGCACGATGAACCCCTGAATTTGGTGGAGCAGGAGGGTCGCGTGGTCCCCCTCTCACGGCTGCGTCTGCCTACCGCGCCCCCTTCCCGCTTGAGGCTGCCCCGAAGGTTCGGTTCCTCTTATTGAGCCACCGAAAAGCCGTCATCGTCCCTGCTTTCGCGCTATTGCCTGCCCGTGCCGTTCGGCCCCGGACTCACGCTGGGGATGGACGCTCCCCGCTGCCTCAGTCGCGGTCCTTCCCCTTGACCCGGCAGTCGAGGAAGGGCGCGGCAGGGGCACCGGGGC